CCATGGATGGCGACTTTGATACCGGCAACGTCCGGTACAAGGCTCGTGAGCGTTACTCGTTTGGTGTCAGCGATCCGCTTGGCATCTACGGTTCGCCGGGTTCGACCTGATAGCCCAAAAGGCAAAGAGAGGGGGACGAAAGTCCCCCTTTCTTTTTGTGTATTCGTGGTGTTTAATCGGGTTACCGGGACAATTGAGTTCACCAGACAGACCCCGGCTGACGGTATGCAGACTGGTGAACGACTCGCATACGAGGTTTAAACATGGCTAAGACTACTTTTTCTGGTCCGGTTCAGTCGGATAACGGCTTCATCGGCGCGGTTTCTGGCAACGTCAATGCTCCGGTTGCTTCGGCAACGGTTCTGCGTTCGGCTTCTGCCACCCTCACGAACCTTCTCTGCACCTCCCTGACGGTTGGCAGCACTAAGATTGGTGTGGTGGTCAACGCGGCTTCGGGCGCGGTGTCGGCCCAGCAGGGTTACATTCAGGTTCTGGTGGGTGCTACGACCGCTTATATCGCCCTGTACAAGAGCGTCACCGTTTAATCTGACTGGGGTCTAGCCCCTAAAACGGAGGATTCTCTATGGCGCAGTACGATATCTGGGCGGTAAATCCGACCAGTGACGATGACTATTTCCGCACTTCCGCGACTATCGCGGCCTCAGGAAGCATTGCGCTTCTGGCAAACGATGTCGGTCAGTACGGAACCGGTTATAAGGTCTCCATCACCTCTGACGGGGCGGATGCCAACAAGACCTTCACCATCACAGGTGTCGTGGTCGGTGCCACGGGTTACGACGGTGTGGTCACTGAAACGGTGACCGGCCCCAGCGCGACCGTGGTCTATTCGACCAACTACTACACCCGTATCAACAGCATCAGCATCAGCGCGGCTTCGACGGGTGGCATCAAGATCGGTTACGGCGGAGACCTCGCGTTCCCGCGTACCCGTATCAAGGGCGTTTTCTATATCGCCTCGTCTGTCGAAGGCAGCATCGTCTTCACTGCAAAGCCGAACAACACGACTTTGCTGAAGGTGTTCACGCCTGCCGATAGCACGGCTAACGATGCCATGATTCCGCCTGAGGGAATTCTGACCACGAAGAGCAACACTCAAGACTTCGCGGTCATGACGCTGGATCAGGTGTCCAAGGTCACAGTTCTCTGCGGGTGAGTTATGGCGAAAAGCCCTGCTTGGCAACGTGCTGAAGGTAAAAATCCTGCCGGAGGCTTGAATGCCAAAGGCAGGGCTTCCTATAACCGCGCAAATCCGGGCAAACCGGGTTTGAAGCCACCTGCACCCAAGCCCAAGACTGAACGCGATGCGGCACGACGGAAGTCCTTCTGCGCCCGTATGACGGGCATGAAGAAGAAACTTACGGGTTCCAAGACGGCCCGTGACCCAGACAGTCGCATCAACAAATCCCTTCGGGCGTGGAACTGCTGAGATGGCTAAGGCAAAGAGCAAAGTCAACGCGGCGGGGAACTACACCAAGCCTGAGATGCGTAAGCGACTGTTTAACCAGATCAAGGGTTCCGCAACGCAAGGCACGAAGGCAGGTCAGTGGTCTGCCCGTAAGGCTCAGTTACTCGCCAAGAAGTACAAGGAAGCCGGAGGCGGCTACAAAAACTAATGGCAATGCGCGTCAAAAAGGATGCGATTGGACAAGCCATCAAGCAGTCCTACAAAAACGGCAAGGGTAAGTCTTGCCCGGTTGCGACGATGGATGTGCATGTCAATCTCAAAAACCGCAACCATGCCATTGATGAATACGGATACGGCCCACTGAATCCCAATGAGCCTTCAGAGAAGTTTTGGAAGGCCAAGGCGAAGATGTGGGCAGTGGATGTGGAAGAGGCTAAGAAGTCCCGTTGTGGGAACTGTGCGGCATTCATTCAAACCAAGCAGATGCTGGACTGCATCTCCAAGGGAATGGAAGCCGGTGACGAGCCTCACATGGATTACTCCATGAATGTCATCGAAGCCAGTAACTTAGGTTACTGCGAGTTGTTCCATTTCAAATGTGCAGGCGCACGAACCTGCGATGCATGGATCGTAGGCGGACCGATTACCTAAGAGGTTTCTATGAAAGGTCGTACTCTGGCTGATCAGAACAAAGGTTCAAAAGGCAAGGTAAAGATGATGGGCGGACGCATGGTTCCGGGAATGATGGATCGTGCTGGTCGCGCCATGGCCCCTATGCCTGCTCCGGTTATGGCTGATCGCATGGGTCGCGCCATGAAAGGTGGTGGCATGTCCTACAAGAAGGGCGGAAGCACCTGCAAATGAAAGCCCCGCAGCAATCCCTAAAGGCTTGGACTGCTCAAAAGTGGAGAACGAAAAGTGGCAAACCTTCTAGTAAAACGGGCGAAAGATATCTTCCAGAGGCTGCGATCAAGGCTCTCAGCCCTCAGGAATACGCTCGTACCACAGCGGCCAAGCGAAAAGGCAAAGCCCAAGGTAAGCAGTTCGTCTCCCAGCCCAAAGGGATCGCGCAAAAAGTAAGGCCGTTTAGACAGAGAGGTAAGTGACATGGCGATGTCTCGTGCGAACATGAACCAGCAAATCACCAAACCCGGCCAGATGAAGAAGGTCGGAGCGGTGATGCGCGAGTTCAAGAAGGGTGAACTGCATTCGGGCAAGAAAGGCCCGGTTGTGAAGAACCCCAAGCAGGCTATTGCCATTGCCCTCTCTGAAGCCCGTAAGGTTAAAAAGGCCGTTGGCGGCTCCATTGATGGCTGCGCCATTCGCGGCAGGACAAGAGGTTAATCATGAAGAATCCGCGTCGGTCACCGGAACAAGCCCGTGCTGCTCAGAAGCAGCGCGAGGAGTTGCAAAGGATTAAGGACGAAGAGATGTCACGCAAGATGCAAGAGGCATACAAGCGTGTTCAGGGCCAGAGTGTTTCTGGCATGAAGAAGGGCGGCATGACTAAAGGCACAGGTCGTGACGGTTGTGCGATTCGTGGGAGGACACGAGCATGAAAGGCAAAGGACCAGTGATGGTGATTGCCATTGGCATCGGCAAGAAGCGCAAAGGCAAAGAGATGGATGATGAGCGCGAAGAGATGATGGAAGACGAGGATGAAATGGGTGCTGGTGGTATGACGCGCTATGCCGAAGGCGGAAGCCTCAAGATGGTTGAGAAGGACGGTGAAAAAGTTCCGTTCTTTGCGGCTGACGGCAAGGGCAAGATGATGGGCGGTGGGATGACCTACGCCAAGGGTGGCATGACCAAGAGCAGCGGTCGTGATGGCTGCGCTATTCGCGGTAAAACCAAGGGTCGGATGGTCTAATGACTACGAGCGGTGTCGCAACTTTTAACCCTGAGTTTCGGGAACTCGTTGAAGAGGCTTTCGAACGGGCAGGTTTGGAGTTGCGTACCGGTTACGATCTCCAGACTGCGCGGCGGTCCATGAACTTCATGGCGCTGGAATGGCAGAACCGTGGTATCAACCTGTGGACCATCGAACAAGGCTCTCAGGTACTGACTCCCGGAACCTACACCTACACCATGCCTGCCGACACGATTGATCTCATTGAGCATCAATTGCGAACGGATGCAGGCAGTGTCAGCGGCCAGACGGACTACACCCTCTCCCGTATCTCTGTGTCGGACTACGCTCAGTTGAGCAACAAACTCACTGAAGGTATGCCGCTACAGATTTATGTGGACCGTCAGAGAGTCGCTCCGGTGGTGTACCTGTGGCCGGTTCCGGATAACACCCAGACCTACACGCTCGTCTATTGGAAGATGCGGCGCATTCAGGATGTGGGTAACGGCGGTGCCAACACCATCGATGTCCCAGCGCGTTTCTTGCCCTGCCTCGTGGCAGGACTGGCGTACTACGTCGCCATGAAGAAACCCGAAGCCGCTGACCGGGTGGTCATGCTCAAGCAAGAGTACGAGGCTCAGTGGGACTTGGCGGCGGGTGAAGACCGTGAAAAGGCTTCTGTCCGCTTTGTTCCCATGAATGGCTACATTGGCAGGAATGTCTAATGGGTAAGCCGTTTTCCTCAGGCAAACATGCGTTTGGATTCTGTGATCGCTGCGGTCAGAGATGCGATTTAAACGACATGATTCAGCAGTACGAGAACCTGTTGCCGATTGGCATCCGCGTCTGCTTTGAATGCTTGGATGTCGATCACCCTCAGTTGCAGTTGGGCCGCGTCCCTATGGATGACCCACAAGCCCTTCGCAATGCGCGACCGGATAACACCTTCTTCGCACCGGGTAACCAAGGCGCTAACGGTAGCCGCATGATTCAGTGGGGCTGGAACCCGATTGGTGGGGCAGAAGCCTATGATACCGCCCTCACCCCGAACGATCTTATTTCGACCGGGTTCGTCGGAACCGTCACGGTGGCAGTGACATGAATTACTCCCAACTCGTCGATCTGGTTAAACAGTACACGCAGAACGAGGAAACCTCGTTTGTTGCGAACATCCCTGTTTTCGTTCAACTGGCTGAAGAGCGTATCTACAACGCGGTCTTCATCCCGGCGATCCGAAAGAACCAGATTGGAACATTGACCCCCAGCAACAAGTACCTGACCCTCCCTGCGGATTGGTTGGCAAACTTCTCCTTGGCGGTCATTGCCCCGGTTACCAACGCTCAGACGTTCCTCCTTGATAAGGATGTGAACTTCATTCGGGAATGCTATCCAGACCCGGATGACATTGGCGTTCCCAAGTACTACGCCATCTTCGACAAGAACACGCTGATTCTGGGGCCGACCCCGGATAGCAACTATCAGGTCGAACTGCATTACTACTACTACCCGCAGTCCATTGTGACGGCGAGTACGTCGTGGCTGGGCGATAACTTCGAAACCGTTCTCCTGTACGGAACCCTCAGAGAGGCATACCTCTACATGAAGGGTGAACAGGACATGATCCAGTACTACGAACAGAAGTATCAGGAATCGTTGGGTC